CCTAAAGGATATAAGTTAGTAGGCATTGACGCTTCTGGTCTTGAACTTAGAATGTTAGCTCACGAAATGAACGACAAAGGATATACAAATGAAATACTTAATGGAGACATTCACACAGCTAATCAAAAACTTGCTGGACTTAAATCAAGAAATCAGGCAAAAACTTTCATATATGCCCTTAACTACGGAGCAGGAGATGCAAAGCTTGGGAGTGTGGTTGGAGGAAATAGAGAAGCAGGTAAAAAACTTAGAGAACGCTTCTTTAGTAGTCTCCCATCATTTAAATCTCTTAAAGATAGAATATCGAGAGAAGCTTCAACAGGATATATTAAAGCATTAGATGGTCGTAAGCTTACTGTTAGGTCAGAACACGCCGCTTTAAACACTTTGCTTCAGGGTAACGGAGCCATTGTAATGAAACAAGCTTTGATTTATTTAAACGATAAGATAAAAGATAAAGGTATAGACGCTAAGTTTGTTGCTAACGTACATGATGAATGGCAGCTTGAAGTAAGAGAAGATCAAGCAGATGCTGTAGGGAGATTAGGTGTCCAAGCTTTACGAGAAACTACTTGTACCTTTAAACTTAACTGTCCTTTGGATGGCGAGTACAATGTAGGAGACAACTGGTATGAAACGCACTGATACTAGTAGGGTAGGTGACTTAGCAGAACACTATGCAATTACTTGGTTATGGGATAACGGCTATCAAGTATTTAAAAACTGCGGGTGTACCGGCCCTATAGATATGATTGCATTACATAGTGATGGAACAATTAAACTAATAGATGTTAAGTCTTACAAAGATTCTAGATTATCGGGAAGAACAGACATACAAAAAAAATTAGGTGTACAATACCTACACTATAATTCAATCACTAGAAAACTTAGATTTGTGGAGCATAGAGAATGAAAACTTTAGATACTTTAGTTTCTGACATATACGAACACTTAGATAAATTATCTGAAGGTACGCCTCTTCCTATATCAGAAAGCGATATAGATAAAACTTTAGTGGGTATTAAAGATGCTCTTATGTCTTGGTCTGCTCCTGCTGTACGAAATAAAAATTTTACTGTTCGTATGTCTAACATAGGCAAGCCAGCTAAACAGTTATGGTATGAAAAACGTGACTCTAATTCTCGTACTGTCACAGCTTCTACACAGATTAAATTTCTTTATGGTCATCTGTTAGAAGAGATAGTTCTTATGCTTGTTCGGATGACAGATCACAAAGTTACTGATGAACAGAAAGAAGTTAACCTTAATGGGATACTAGGTCACATGGACTGTAAGATAAATGGAGAAGTAGTAGATGTTAAGACTGCTTCTAACTTTGCCTTTAGAAAGTTTAGTCAAGGTAGTTTATCGGAAGACGATCCTTTTGGATACCTTAGTCAGTTAGCTGCTTATGAAGAAGCAGAGGGAACTAATAACGGTGGGTTCCTTGTTCTTAATAAAGAGTCAGGAGAGCTATGCTTATATCAACCAGATGACTTAGAAAAACCTAATGCTTCAAGTAAGATTAAATCTTTATTAACAGCTTTAGAAAAAGAAGAACCGCCGGGGTTTTGTTACTCCCCTGTACCTGATGGTAAGAAAGGCAACATGAAATTAGCTAAAGGCTGTACTTGGTGTAAGTATAAATTTGAATGCTTTAAAGATTCTAATGAAGGGTCAGGTCTTAAAAGTTATAAGTACGCTAACGGTGTAGTACATTTTACTAAGATAGAATCAAAGCCTAACGTACCGGAGATATTATGAATAATAAAAAAGTTAAACAAATTAAAACCCAAGTAAAATTTATTTTAGTTGAGTGGCTTCAATCTCTTTTACCCGAAGAAGAAGAGATAAAAATTAATACTTCTAATGTGTTAAAGTATATACCTAAAGATATGTATTACTCAGTTGCCACTACAAGATATCTAAGTGCTTATCATCCTAAATGGGTAAGTAATAAAATTAAAAAATTATTAAAGGTTTTCCCTGAATTGCCTATTCAATCAATAGATTTGGAGTTAATACAATGGCTACAGAAAAGTGGAACACCGCAGTAGATAATGAAAGTTTAATAGAATTAGAACCTTTATTAATTGCAATAGGAAGTTATTTATTTAATGGTGGTGAAGTAGGAAAAATAGATGTAGAATATTTAGAAGATTTAAGTTTGTTTATAAATGCAGAGATAGAAAAAAGAGGAGCAACAATACATTGACAAAAATTAGAAAGGGCTTCCGAAAGCCTAGAGTTAAACGCCCGGTTGAAAAAGATTTAACCAAAGGGTATGACTCTACTTTTGAGTATGAGTTACACACAACTATACTAGAAGGATGGAAGTTCCACCCTGATACTGTTGATTATATTGTTGAGCATAAATACCACCCTGATTTTGTAAAGACTATAGATGGCACGTTAATTCTGCTTGAAGCTAAAGGAAGGTTCTGGGACTACGCTGAGTTCAGTAAATACATTTGGATTAAGAAAGCACTCCCCAAGAATAAAGAGTTAGTGTTTTTGTTTGCTAATCCTAGCGCCCCTATGCCTCAAGCTAAAAGACGTAAGGATGGTACTAAAAGAAGCCACGGAGAGTGGGCAACCGCTAACGGTTTTAGATGGTATAGCCGCGAGTCAATACCCGACGATTGGATTAACCCTAACAAGAGAGATGAGTTCGATGAATAACGATAAAATATATTTTACTTTAGCTGATCCCGAATGGGACACTGGAAGCACAGGTTGGAGCAAAGCATCTGATGCTATTACAGAAGCGGTAGACCACCCTCCTCACTACAATAATGGAGATATAGAAACAATAGATTATATTGTAGATGTACTAGGGCCAATGGGTGCTGTCAACTATTGCCACGGTAATGTGTTAAAATATACAGGGTCAAGATTATTTAATAAAGATAAACCAGTACAAGATGCTCGTAAAGCTATTTGGTATCTTAATAAAATGGTGGAGCTTTTAGAAGAAGATGAACGAGACAACTCGTAAAGAAGAAAGACGCGATAGGTTTCTGCGTAAGAAGAAGTTTAAGAAAACTGCAACTGCTTCAGAACGTAGATATATTAAACGAAACCAACTTACTAAATATGAGAGAGAAACATGAATCAATATCAAGAATTTATACATAAGAGTCGCTATGCTAGATGGATGCCGGAAGAAAAGCGCAGGGAGACTTGGATGGAGACAGTCACACGTTATGTTAACTTCTGGGTTGAGAGAGATCAGATTAACACAAGCACCGCTAAAGAACTCTGGGAGGCTATTCACAATCTTGATGTTATGCCATCTATGCGTTGCATGATGACAGCAGGTAAGGCGTTAGATAAAGATAATGTTGCAGGTTTCAACTGCTCTTACCTCCACATAGATCACCCTCGCGCATTCGATGAGTTAATGTATGTATTAATGTGCGGCACTGGTGTTGGTTTTAGTGTTGAGCGCAACTTTATTAATAAACTACCCGCAGTAGCAGAAACATTCCACGCTACTGAAACAACTATCGTGGTTGCTGATAGTAAGATTGGTTGGGCTAGTGCCTTCCGTGAGCTTATTAGTTTACTGTATGCAGGTAAGCTTCCTAATGTTGACTACAGTAAGATACGTCCATCCGGTGCGAGGCTTAAAATATTTGGGGGCCGGGCATCTGGCCCTGATCCTTTAGAAGACTTGTTTACTTTTTGTAGTTCTTTATTTCAACGATCAGCAGGTCGAAAGTTAACATCACTTGAGTGCCACGATGTTTGCTGTAAGGTTGCAGATATTGTAGTTGTTGGTGGTGTAAGACGATCAGCCCTTATTAGCTTGTCTAACCTGTCAGATCAACGCATGGCTAGAGCTAAGTCAGGTGAGTGGTGGGAGTCAGAAGGTCAGCGCCGCCTAGCTAACAACTCTGTGGCCTACACTGAGAAGCCAGACTTTGAAGCATTCCTTAGTGAGATGCAGACTATGTATGCTAGTAAGGCAGGAGAGCGGGGTATATTTAGCAGGGTAGCAGCACAAAAAATAGCAGCTAGGAACGGTAGGCGCGATAGCGAACAAGACTTTGGTACTAATCCTTGCTCTGAGATTATACTGCGAAGTAATCAGTTCTGTAATCTTAGTGAGGTAGTTGTACGTCCCGACGATACTCTAGCTAACCTTAAAGGTAAGGTGCGCGTAGCAACCATTATAGGCACGTTACAAACTACACTTACAGACTTTCGTTATCTCCGCAGTAGTTGGAAAAAGAACACGGAAGAAGAAGCATTGTTAGGTGTAAGTCTTACAGGAATAATGGATCATCCTATGCTTGGTAAGCATTCAGATCAGCTAGAGCAGTGGTTAGAGGAAATGCGTAATGTTAGTGTGGATACAAATAAAGAATGGGCTGCTAAACTTGGTGTTAATACCTCGGCTGCTATTACTTGCGTTAAGCCAAGTGGTACTGTATCTCAGCTTGTTGATAGCGCATCTGGCATTCATCCTCGTTTTTCTAGCCACTACATTAGAAGAGTTCGTTCAGATAAAAAAGACCCACTAGCAATCTTTATGACTGATAAAGGTTTCCCGGTAGAGAAAGATGTTATGTCAGAGCAGTCTTTAGTTTTTAGTTTCCCGACCCGCGCTCCTGAAACAAGCACCACAGTAAAACAAGTAGGAGCAATGGAACAGCTACAACTGTGGAAGACTTATCAAAATTATTGGTGTGAGCATAAACCTAGCATTACTGTTTACTACACTGACAATGAGTTCTTTCAAGTAGCTCAATGGATATGGGAAAACTTTGATCTTTGTAGCGGTGTATCTCTTCTTCCTTATAGTGATCACATATATAAGCAAGCTCCTTACGAAGATATAAGCGCAGAGAAATACCAAGAGTTACTAGAAGAAATGCCTAAAAATGTTAACTGGAATGATTTAGAAAACTTTGAAGAGGATGATAATACTATAGGATCGCAAGAACTTGCGTGTGTAGGAGGTGCGTGTGAGCTGTAAGGAAGGTAATTTAATTTCTTTTAAAATTTTAATTGATGAGACAGGCACTATAGTTACAGAACTTAGTGGTGTTCCTGAAAATCAACTGCATAAACTCTTCAAGGACGGAGAGTTAATGCTTATAAGAAAGATACTAAAAGAAGCCCGACCAAAACTGGAAGGGCTGCATAATTATTTAGAGAATGAATTAGATGCGATGGTCTTTACCACTTAGAGCGATCAGCCCAATATGCCGCAGACATCTTTCCTTTTGCTATGTTCTTAGCGTGTCGAGCTTTAAAAGATTTACGTTTAGCTTTCATCTTAGCTGATTCACCTGCTTTAGGTTTACCGGCGGTACTAGCTCCTTGCTCACCGAATCGGATAGTTTTAATTTTAGTTCCTTCCTTTGCAACAACCACATGGCTTTTCTTTGGGTGCTTCGGTGTACGCTTCGGTTTATTATAGCCACTAACTCCTGCCCTCTCTAATCTAGAATCTTTTTTCTTAGCTTTGCCGCCACGCTTATAGTCATCTAACATAATCAAGCCCTATAGGTTCTGGTTTTCTTAGCAATCTTTTTAGGCTGTGCGCTATGTTGTTTACCTGCTGCTGTGTCTTTTCTTTTCTTCTTGGTTGTTGCTGCATATTCTTTAGAAGATAAAGATTCTATAGCTTTCTTAGGTAGATAACGCTCACCTGTCTTAGCACTAGGCTTGCCAGATTTGGTTTGCCATTTCTGTTTGCCCCAGTTCTTTAAAGACTTCTGTGATTTTTTAAGAGCCACTATTTTTTACCTTTTGGTTTAGCTTTTTTCTTTGCTGTAGCAGACAAGTCTTTAAAGTGAAATAACTTTACGCTAGTTTTACTGTGAGATTTACCAGTGTGTAAAGAACCATCAGGCATCTTGTGACTTGGGCCTTTATTTTCAGTACCGTCTTTTTTATAATGTTTAACACCTTTCATTTGTATCCTCCTCCTGCCGCTTTATAAGCTTTAGCTAACATTTGAGCTTTACGCGCAGACCATTGCCCTGCACTACCGCCCTTAGAACCTGCTTTAATACGATTAAACTGACGCTTACGCATTGTAGGTTGAGTATAGTTACCTGCTTCGTTTACTTTAGACTTTGTTTTTTTCTTTGCTGCCATTTTATACTCCTAAAAATAGATGAAGTCCTATAACTATACTACCAACTATAATCATAATCCAAAGAAACTCATCAATAACTGGTAGTTTATTATTCATTTTTGTTTTTCTTTAAGTTGGTTGTTTAATTTTTCGTTTAACTTTTGTATAACTTTTAACTGTTCTTCTATTTCATTTTTCTGAAACTCAACTCTACGCTCTGCCTTTGTTAGCTCTGAAACGTGAGGGAACTGCAAGATCATTTGCCTACACCTTTTACACGCTCCATAGTTCTCATGCCTCCTAATCCTAGCATCCCTAATAAAACAGGAAGCATTGTATCGGTTGCAACTTGCGGAACTATTATACCAAATGGTGCTACTAGTGGTGAGATAAGAAAATTAACTGCAAAACCACCAACACAAACCCAAGCGGTTGCTGGCCTCCAACTTGATTGAAACCAATTACCTTTAGCTTCTTCCCGGTTAACTCCAATCTGTGCTAAAGCAATCTCTTGCCCATGGCGTTCTGCCATTGTAGATAGCTCTGCCGCGATCTTCA